AAAGTTACATAATCCGTGTAGGGCGGACACTGTTTTCCCCAAAAAAACAAACATACGTTCGATAAATCCGATATTAAATTCGCTACCTAAAAGTTGATCTATTTCAATTTGTCAATAGTAAAAATGCACAAAGATCTATTAAATCTTTGTGCATAATGTATATTGATTTTTAAGTTTTCAGACAATTCAACGAGTTTTCAAAGTTGTTCGCACAATACGAAAAAACAGTGTCCGCGGTAGACGGACACCATTAGTCCGTCTAGCACGAACACTTGTTCGATGTGGATAACTCATACATGAACAAAAGTTCTGGTTGACAATTTTATATAGTAGGTTTAAAATGGATTATAGATAGGAATAGTCTATCAGAAAGAGAGGAAAATAAAATGGTAATCAATGTACACGCGGGTCATAACCCGCACGGAAAAGTAGCTTGCGGCGCTGTAGGTCTGATTTCAGAATCTTTGGAAAACAGACGTGTAAAAGATCTTGTGGTCGATGAACTACGGCGCATGGGTCACACCGTTTATGACTGTACAGTTGAAAACGGTCTTACACAGTCTGATGTGCTGACTAAGATTGTAAAGAAGTCAAATGCGCACACGGTTGATTTTGATTTGTCAATACACTTTAACGCGTCAAGTTCTGCGGCGGCTAATGGGGCGGAAGTATGGGTGTATAACGATAAATCAAAAGCCGTGGATAAAGCTACCGACATTTTAAATGCAATTTGTTCGCTTGGTTTTAAGAATCGCGGAGTTAAAAAGTCAGAAAAGTTGTACTTTTTGCGTAAGACAAAAGCCCCTGCCGTCATTATCGAATGTTGCTTTGTAGGCTCTGAAAAAGATGTATCGTTATACAACGTTGAGGAAATGGCGGCGGCTATTGTTTACGGGATCACTGGTACAAGGTGCATTGGCACGAACGAATCGGAAAAAACATTGCAGAAAGATGAAGAGGACGTTTCAGAAGCTATAGGTGCCGGCAAGATCTACCGTGTCTGCGTATTAGATCAGAAAGGCGCTTTTCACAATGCGCAAAATGCCGCAAATTTGAAAGCCGCACTTGAGAAAAGCGGTTATAATGTACTGATTACAGAATCATAAGGAGAAAAATGAACAAAAAGAAAATTATTGCAATAGCTAAAAAAGTATGTGAAAAATGGTACGGTGTCCTTGTGGACACCGTAGCAATGTATAGTGATGGTTCGAGCGCTATAGTATTTGCCGTCGACACAGAAGTTACAGTACAATTTGTAACAGTAGAGGTAAACAAAAAAGAGAATGTAAACGACATTATAGAGAGAGCTAATACACGCATAGCATTTACTATATGCGCGGAAAGGATAAAGCATGTATAGCAAAGAATATCTTTTATCTTTGCGTGGAAAAGAGCGGCGCGACATGTATAAAAAGTTAGTGCCGCTTGCTAACAAGCAAAGAGACCGCATTATAAAAGCGGGATATAAGAAAGAAAGCGTGCTGAATGTGCTAGGTAAAAAGGATGAATGGAATTCAGATAAGTACAATCAGCGCGCTTATATGAAGCTTGTGCGATTTGTGACGGCAAGAAGTCACACATTGACAGGGATAAAAGAGATAAGGCAAGAGCGAACACAAGCACTTAGAAACTTAGGAATATCAGAAGAGTTGTTAAACGATCAAGATTTCTACGCTTTTTTACACTCTCAAGAGTATAAAAGCTTAAAAATGCGCAATCCATCAGAAGACATTATTGAAATATATGATTTGCTATACAAAGAGGGTAAATCAGCGAACGAAATAAAGTTAGAACTAGAGGAATATAGCTCGGCAATGCATACATATGTAAAAGGTAGAAGCTTATGGTAATAAAAACATTCTATACGAAAAACGAGAAAGAATATACAAAAAATGAAACAGTTTACACAGTATACGATTATCCATATAACGTAATAAATTGGAATTATACTACAGTTAGAAAAAAAGGTAAAAGAGCTATTGCTTATATAGATAGCCCTGCAACATTTGATATAGAATCTACAACAATAAACAGTGAAAAACCCTATGCATTTATGTATCATTGGCAGTTTTGTTACAAAGGGAATGTTTGTTTTGGTAGACGGTGGGAAGAATTTACTAAGTTTTTAAGTAAACTAGGAGAATACCTAGAATTATCAGCTTCAAAGCAATTAGTTATTTATGTCCATAATTTAGCTTATGAATTTATGTTTGTAAAGGATTTTTTATATATAGAATCACTTTTTGCGCGTGAATCGCACAAGGTCATCAAATTCAACGCCTGTTTAAAGTCAGATTATTTAAAAACAATAAACAAATTGAATGTTTCACGTGAAACATTTCCGCATTTTGAATTTAGGTGCAGTTATTTTTTATCAAACATGAGTTTATCAAAATTTTGTGAAAACTCAAAATTTTGTGTACATTATAAGCTACAAGATAGATATGATTATAAAAAAGTGCGCACGCCGGATACACCGCAAACTGAAACAGAGTTAGCATATGATTATAACGATGTAAAAGGACTTGAGGAATGTATACTGTCAAAAATGGATGATTACAATGACACACTAGCAACAATACCTCTAACATCGACCGGATACGTGCGCCGTGAAATGCGCAAAGCTTGCAGAGAGGACAAACATTATAGGGAATTATTTGAAAGTCTCATGCCTACGCCGGAAGTATATACATTATTACGAAAAGTTTTTCGCGGCGGAAATACACATGCAAGTAGATACTACGCGGATGCAATAGTTGAGAATGTCTACAGTATGGATAGAGTGTCAAGTTATCCATCATGCATATGCTCGGACTTATACCCTATGACACCGTTTATAGAGTATGTACCAAAAAACTTTACACAATTATTATCTGATTGTAACAAAAAACAAAACGCTATCATTATGCAAGTAACGTTTAAATCTATAACAGTACATGATGATGTGACAGTGCCTTATATTGATTTTGCACACTGTACAGCATTTAGCAAGGAATACATAAATGACAACGGGCGCGTGCTATCGGCTGATTGGGCAACGTATGCTTGCACAGAACTAGACTTTATCATTATTTGCAATCAATATCATTTTGAAGGTATAGAGTGGCTATGCGGATATATGGCGAAAAAAGATTATCTGCCTGCACCAATAGTAAGCACTATGTTAGAGTTTTACGACAAAAAAACACAGCTTAAGGACGTAAAAGGAAAAGAATATGAGTATATGAAAAGTAAAAACAGCTTAAATTCTGTTTTTGGTACAATGGTTACAGATATATGTCATGATGAAATAGTTTACAATAATGGCGAATGGTCTAAAGTTACACTAGATTTAATAGAATCAATAGCACAGTATTCTACATCAAAAAATTCATTTTTACTTTATCAATGGGGCGTTTATATTACTGCGAATGCGCGTTGGGAGTTGCAAAAAATGATTGATGTTGTTGGGTGGGATTTTGTCTACGCCGACACTGACAGCGTAAAATTTATAGGAAAACAGCATTTACAAAGCTTTAAAGACCGGAATGATTACTTATTAGCAAAAAAACAACGTTATCGCAATTATGCAGATCGCCAAAATGAAGATGGTACTACAACGCGTTTTTATTTAGGGATATGGGATGACGACGGTAATTATAAAAAATTTAAGACGCTAGGTGCAAAAAAGTACGCATACATAGATAGCAAAGATAACAAGTTACATGTTACTGTATCTGGTCTATCAAAGCAAAAAGGTGCGGCAGAGTTAGAGCGCGGAAACGGCATAGCTGATTTTAAAATTGGAAAGCTTTTTACTGATTCTGGACGCACCGTGTCTTATTTTAATGAATCGAATATACATTCGATAACAATAACAGATTATATAGGTAAAGAATCAACATTTACAACAGCGTCAAATATAGCTATAGTAGATACATCTTACACTTTAGGCATTACAGACGAGTATTCAGAAATCATAGGAAAAAATTTTATAGATAATTGCGAATAAATGCTTGACATATAATTGCCATAGGTATATAATACATAATGTAAGGAAACAAAGTACAAGAAAGTGAGGAAACACAATGACAAAGAAAGAAAAAGAAATTTACGATTTTACAAAAAGACACATGAAAGAAAATAATTTAAGCCCTTTTGGTGGGTCAATATTTTTCTATATTGGCGGCGCATTTCCTGACGCTAAAATGGAAAATGTATTGAATGTTGTTAATCAGTTAATAGATGATAGTATTGCATTGAATAAATCGAGATTAGCAAGCTTCATGGGATTTTAAGAAAGTGAGGAAACAACATGACAGTATCAGAACTTTACAACGCCAATGACACATGGATAGGGGATGAAAAATTCTGTTTATTAGATGCACATGGAAAATGTATTGAATTAGACGAAGAACTTATAACATTAGTAGTAAAATACGCAAAAGCAGAAGTAAAACATTTTTCTAGAAATTATATAACTTTAGCTTGACAAAATAGACCAAACATGATATTATAATCATGTAAGAAAAAAATAAACAACAAAGCACAAGAAAGTGAGGAAACAAAAATGGTAAGAATAACAGAAGATACACGGTATAATTTAATGCGAGCGGTAGAGAGATGTAGTAACTACTATAAAAACACAACTCACACTTATTTTTTTAAAAAAATATACTGTGATACAGACAATACTTTTGTCTTTCACGTCACAAGAATTTCTAATAAAGATCTCGGGCGTTTGGTAGAACCGGAATCGGTTGGATATATTAAATTATATTTTGAGAATAATACCAAAAAAACCGAATTTTTCAGATAAAGCCGAAACGGGAGAACCGCTCTCCCGTCACTGGAAAGATAGCAACTTACAGTCTGACGATGGCAAGCTAGTAACGCTTGCAAGCCATTCAGTTTCGCTACATTATACAAAGAAAGAGAGGAAAACAAAAATGGAAAAGGTAATTTCCAGAACTATCCCAACAAAAGTATTATACCAGATTATGACGGTATCGGCAGAAGATGGTATTAAAATGGGAGATGTTGTAGAATGGGATCATGAGATTACCACAGCGGCGGAGAGAGACGAGATTTTAGGGTCTTTCGGTATTGCAAAGGGCAATCTGATTGAGGTTGACCGTAAAGAGGAAACCCGCTTTATGCCGCTGTCCACGTTCATTGAGAACTCAATGACAGCAGAAGAGTATGATGCCTACAAAGCGTCAAAGAAGTAAAGATCACAGCAAGCAACACTTTAAATGTTTCACGTGAAACATGCTCGCACGATTAAATTCAAATAAGAAAAGGAGAAAATTATGTTATACGCAACAGGTAAGGTTTATTCCACATTTTCAAACGATGGCAAGTTTTCCATCATGGTAGAGATCACAGATGAAGCCGCGGCGGAGCTGATCGAAAAAGCGGGTCTGAACACCGAGATTGACTGCCCGATTAAGACGACTGATGACGGCACAAAGCTTGTAAAGGCACATACCCAGTTCGACTTTCCCATTTATCTTGACGGTGTTGAGCAGAAATCGGACGACGAGACAGCAATTAAGGCGGAAGAGATCGGTGCTGATTCCGAAGTAGAAATTGCGTTTAAGGTTGTTGAGGGCAAGTACAAGGGAAAGAAGTACCAGAGCGCATACCTCAAGGGAATTGACATTTCCAAGCTTGTTCCCGCAGAACCGTACAACCCGTTTAATCGGTAAGATCGGCGTGCAATGCCATTCACGGCTTTGCACGGCGTAAGAATGGCATTTATGACATGTACGGCAAAACCGGCATGGAGCGGCAAAGCTTGCCGTACATGGCATAAAACATAATTTTATATGGTACTATTGCACACACTTCAATTACTAAATTCCTCCTAAATCCTTACGAAATGTCCTATGTCCGAGTAATTGGAGTGTGTGGAGTAGTACCGGATTGGTTTTGTGGGCGTAAACCGACGGGAAAAACCGTGCCCCGCGCCGTGGTTGGTGCGAGCCGATACCGCGAAACTCTAAATTATTAACGCGGCGGTAATTCTGTTAATTGCTACCGCCGCAGAAAGAGTAGAAAAAATGAGTATTGTAATTGTAATGTTGTTTATTGCGCTTGATTTTATTACCGGAATTGTTATGGCAGTTAAAAACAGTAATTTTAACAGCTCGATCATGCGAGATGGACTTTTTAACAAGTTCGGCGAGATCGTCATTGTTGCTGTCGGTTTTTTGATTGACTACGGACAGACTTATCTTGATATGGGCTTTAGCTTTCCGGTTCTCGAGAGTATTTGTGTTTATATTATTCTAATGGAAATCGGCAGTATTTTGGAGAATGTAAGCCGGATAAACAAAAGCTTAGTGCCGGAAAAGATTAGAGAAATCTTGGAGAAAGCACCGAAAAAATAAGAAATGTTTCACGTTAAACATTATTGGCGCGTAGTTCAGTGGAGAACAGTAGATTTGACTCTATAGTCACGGGTTCAATTCCCGTCGCTAGTTTTGGGGGAAGGAAACGTAATGTCTTATTATAATCTTGATAGTATAAAAAATGTCAAAGATTTAGATAACGATGAACCGATTTTAAGAATGATTATCGGAAACCGTAGCGCCGGAAAGACTACAGCGCTTTTGATTGAATCTTTAAAAAATGTGCAGAATGATAAGCAAGTTGTTTTTTTATACAGAACACAGGATGAAATATCGAGCAGTGGAAAAATGTATGAAGATGTACTGGACATTTACCCCGAGTATGGAAAAGTTGTGACTAATAAAAGCATTGTAAAAGGATTAATCAGTGCAATGATGCTACATGATAAAGATGATAACGTTGTGCTACTTGGATACGCGGTATACTTCAACAATGCTGATAAACTTAAAAAGTACAGCCCAATGTTTAAAGATGTTAGTATGATTGTTTTTGATGAATTTATGCTTGAAAACAATGGCTATTTAAAAAATGAAATAACAAAGTTTGAAAGTACGTTGAGAACGATCTGTAGAGGTAAAGGGAAACAGGTACGAGAAGTACCAACTTATTTAATGGCAAATTATGTAACACTTTTAAATCCGTATTTTATATATTTTGGAATACACAAAAGGCTAAGGGATAACACTAATTTTTTGCGTGGTCATGGATGGGTTGCACAATTTGTTATTAACAAAGATGCGCAAAACGCAATGAATGAAAGCAAATTTGCAAAAGTGTTTAAAAATAGCCAGTATCAGAAGAGTAGCGCAGATGGCGTGTATCTATGTGATGCAAGTGCTTTTGTAGAAAGTGTTAGCGGAAACAGCCGCTATATATTTACGCTCGTTTGCGGGAGAGATAGGTATGCAGTTAGAGAGTACCCAGAAAAAGGTATTGTGTATATTGACAGAACTGTAGACCAGAGTTGTAAATATCGCTTTACGTTTGACGCGAGCAGTCATAATGCAGACACTTTGATGTTGAGTAGTCAGAGTTTTATCTATGACTATCTTAAACGGTCTTATGACTTGGGATTGCTAAGATTTAAAGATCTGAAATGTAAAGATATTGTGCTTGATATACTTAGTGTGAGGTTGATGTGATGGGTAGACGATCTGATTATCGTGATTATGGTTACACTAGAGCAGTTTGGAACGGCTTATATAATTTAATCAACAACGAAATAGGCTTAGCTGCGTTGCTTGGTAACTTATGGGCGGAGAGTGGAATTGTGCCTTATAGGTGCGAAAACGATAATAATAGTACAAATTTTTTTAATAGAAGCCGTATTTATACTAACAGTGTAGATAATGGTACTGTAACACGCGAGCAGTTTATAAATAGCGGTTTAGACGGAGATACAGTGCATAAGGGTTATGGGTTGGCACAATGGACATACTACACGCGTAAGACAGGTTATTATGATGCATGGAAAAGCGGTGGATATAGTAGTATAGGTAGCATTGAATTAGCGCTTTATTATTTAAGTTACGAACTAGAAACATCATTCTCGAGCACTCTTGAGGTTTTACGAAATGCTACAGATATGCGCACAGCGAGCACATATGTGCTTAAAAACTTTGAAAATCCAACCTTGCAGGGGCAAGATGTCCAAGATTATCGTTTTGCTTGTAGTATGGATGTTTACGACGATATGCATGGTAACTTGCCGTCGGAAATAAAAGTGTTGACAATAGACCCTATTAGTGCTAGTATAGTAGATGGGGAAAGTATTAGAATTACTGTTAATGCTAACTCGGAATGGACTTATAATATCGGTCAGTATCTAACAGCAACAAAAGAAACTAATGCTTTGATTATTAGCGGCAATGCAAACGGTGCGCAAGTTACAAGTGTTGTAAGTTTTTGGTTAGTTGAAGATCAGAGCATTACAGCGCAATGCCAGATTGGTATAAACAGACCCGCGCCGCCCGCGCCGGAGATTAACGTTACCCCCTACAGCCAACAAGCAAACGTTGGTACTGTTGTTAGATTTAATGTAAGATCAATTTATGATTGGGGAGTTAGCGTACCAAACGGAGCGGAACTTGTTAAAAAAGAAAGAGGTTATTGTTATATTAAAGTAAATGTTACAGCATTGCGGCGTGTAATTATTCGTTTTTTTGTATTAAGTGATACAAATATTTACCAAGAATGTACAATCAATATATCTGGTGTAGCGCCTATTCCAAGCGCTAGAAAAACGCCATTTATATATTATTTAAAACCATTTTTAGGGAAAGGTAGGTAGAAGAATGACAGCAGACGAAGCTTTAAAAGCGATCTTGGGAAAGATCGAAGCGCCGGAAGAATTGGACGAAGAAATCAATGTGATTACAGAATCTATCAGAAGCGGCGCAAATGTAACAGACGACGGCTACAAAGAACGCTATGAGGGCTTGCGCGAAAAGTACATTGCGCGTTTTGGCGAGATGTTAGCCGGACAGGAAACACCGCGAACGGACATTGAAGAGCCGAAAGCAGATGTAAGTGTGATCGAAGATGTGACGCCGGAAATGCTTGATTTTGATGGCAGTACAGAGTAAGAGAGGAGAAAGAAATGGGTAATAAAGTACCGGCTACAAACGTAGCCATTTTGAACGCAGTGCGATCAATGCAGAGCTTGGAATATCAAAACAGAATTCCAGAAGCGACAGCAGAGAATATCTCAAGTATCTATGAGAGTTTGTTGAACATTGTTCCGTTGCGTAACGCGTTTGCTAATGCATTAGTTGAACAGATTATGGAGCAGAGAATCGAAACCGTATTTTTTGAGAATCCGCTCGGAGTGCTTAAGAGAGACCCTATGCGGTACGGTGGCACGGAAGAAGAGATTTTTATCAACATGGCAAAAGGCAAGCAGTTTAACCAGTTTGCGACCGTTGCAGAACTGTATGCCTATTATCAGTCAAGCGTTATGGCGGCTTACCACAAAATTACGCCCGCTATCCAGTACGCGGTTACAGTTACCTTTGACAACTTGCGTACAGCGTTTAGATCAGAGTATGGTGTGCGCGATCTGATTAACGCAAAAGTACAGTCCCTTTTTGCGGCGGCAAACTGGGATGAATACATCTGCATGAAGCGTCTTATTGAGAGCGCAAGTGCGGCAGACCAGTTATATGCGGTCAATGTTGCAGACCCTACAGCGAGCGCAGAAAACGCTAAAAAACTGACAAAGCTTGTAAAAACTTACATCGGACAGATGAAATTTCCCCATCCAGAGTACAACATTGCCGGAGCAGACAGTTGCGCAAACGATCAGACGATCTTTTACATTACAACACCGGAGATCGACGCAGAGTTAGATGTTGAAGTACTTGCTACAGCGTTTAATATGAACAAGGTTGACATTACTGTTCGTAAAATTATCATTGACAAGTTTGACGACCCTAATATCAAACTTGCATTGTTTGATATGAGATTTTTTAATGTGCGTGAGAATTTCCGGACGCTGACGGATTCAAGAAACGGAGCCGCGTTGACATGGAATTATTTTTACACAATGAGCGAAATGTTTTCTTATTCTCCGTTTTTCCCCTGCATTGTTTTTACTACTGATACTGTTGGTCTTACAACCGTAAGCGTTACAGATACCGCCGGAAATGTGGGAACAGACGTGGAGATCACAGCATTAGTAACTGGAGACAGCCAGTACACGCCGCAGATGCTCGATTTTGATGTTGAGGGTGCGACGAGCCAGTATACAAGTTTTATTCCGGGGTCTAATATCTTGCATATTGCAAATGACGAAAAAGCGGCAACGCTTACAGTTAAAGCGACATCAAGATATAATAGCGCGATCAGCGGAACAGGTACTGTTACAGTCAATCAGTAAATGTTTTCACGCGAAACATTGATTTGAGGGGAGCACAATACTCCCCTAGAAATGAGGGAAACATGGATAACATGATACCGATGCCAACACAAAAAAACGTAGATGGAATAGCACCTGTTGCGCAAGTGAGAATATGCAGAGGGATTCCATGGGATTCGTCCTACAATCATGTAAGACTTTTCAACAGCCGAGAAGAACTTTTTGCATATGTTGATAGCAAAGCGATCTATGCTACTGACAACGCCGCACCAGTCAAGCGTGGTTATGCAGACTTTGCCGCACCCGTAAACGAATTATACGCTGACAGCGCAAACTATATTGCTTTTAAAAATGTAGGCTATATGGATAATTGGATGTATGGTTTTATTACAAGCGTAGAACCGTTGTCTGTTAATTCATGTCGTGTGCATTTTATAATGGACGTTTGGACAAATTGCCAGTTTGATATGGTATTAAATAAGTGCTATATCGAGCGTCAAATTGTAAAAAAGTCTGATGATGTTATAGGCAAGTATACTTTTCCCGAAGGATTAGAGACAGGAGATTATATCGTCAAACAAGAAACGGAACAGAATTATGATGCGCCGGAACTAAGTGACCGAAACATTATGAGCGTTGTTATTCCGAGTGCGTTTGACGAGAGCGGAAATTTTAACGGCGGAGAATTTAGAGATGGTGTGTATACTGCTATCACTTTTAACGTTTTCGATAATGGAGACGGCGTAAACGATTTTTTAATTGCCGCTAACGCAAACGGTACGATCGACGGAATTTTAAACGCGTTTATGATGCCAACAAGTTTTATAGCTGAAGAAACACAATTCAAACAATTAAATTTACCTAAAAAATACGACAGCATTGATGGATATGTACCAAAAAACAAAAAGCTTTTTTGTTATCCGTATAATTTTTTATATGGTAATAACAACAACGGTACGGGAATTGAGTATAAGTATGAATATTTTTCAAGCGAAGCTTGTAGTTTTACTTATACTGTAGCAATGACACCCAACCCGTTATTAGTATCTTATCCAATACAGTATAAGGGCTTTGCACAGGATTACACAGATATGCTTACATTTTCGGACTACCCAAAATGCGCAATAATGACAGATGCGTACAAAGCATATGTTGCACAGATGACAAGTACGGCGGGAGCGAGTGCTTTAATAAGTGCCGGAGACGTAGTGTCACAAGGTGTTGACACAGCCGCCGGAGTTTTTAGCGGAGTTGGAAAAGCATTATCTGGTGCAGGTTTTGGATTTTTGGGTGCGGCGGCAAGTGCGGGCGGGAACGCCATAGCGACAGGAAAGCAAGCCGCGAGTGATGCTTTTAAGTCTAGCCCACTTGCAACACTTAGTAGCACTGATTGGTCGGAGGTTATAGGAGACGGTATAAAATCCGTTGTCAACCATTTTTTACAACCGAGCGGAAATGTTACCACATCTAGTGGAAATGCAAGCAAAATTATAGGTAACGATTACATCAGCTATTACCCGATGCAGATTCGTGCAGAGTATGCACGTAAGATTGATGATTATTTTACAATGTTTGGCTATAAGATTGGCGAAATTGGTATACCATCAATCAATAACCGGAACGCGTGGGATTTTGTCAAAACACGTAATTGCACAATCAGCGGAAACATTGATTTAGATTACCTTGTCATTTTGCGATCTATTTTTGATCGTGGTGTGACAATATGGCATACTAATGACATTGGTAATTATGGACTTGCCAATAATTGATAAGGAGAAATGGAAATGAAAAATCAATCAAAAGATGCTGAATATTTTAGTGTACCACAATACCGAAACTATTATATACGATATTTCAACATGCTACATGAAATGATTGTGAACCGTTTTGAGTGGATAGGATTGCCAGATGAAATACCACTGCGAGTGCTAGAGGACTATCTTTTTTGGTGGGGGCAAGCAGTATTTTTTGAGGATGATGTATTAGAAAAATACGCTATTATGAAAACTAACTTAGGAGGTACAGTTGACATCTATGGCGTGCCTAACATGCGATTCGCGTATGCGCAACAGTATTTTAAGACACTTGGGAAAAACAACAGTGTTATTATCTGGGATAGCAGTGTGGGCTATCCGAGCGTAGATTATGTACAGATGTATGCGGAGAGTTTGGCGAATATGAGGATGACAAGAAACCTAAATATATATGCACAGAGAACGCCAATAGCTATAGCGGCTAGCGAAAATCAGCGATTAAGTATAAAAAATCTATTTAAACAATATAATGATTTTGTGCCATTTATTGCCGTTAAAGATAGTGTAACAAATCTCGATAATGTCAAAGTCCTTAAGCTTGACGCGCCTAACGTGTTTGGAGATCTCACTACAGCTATGCGTCAGGAAATCGCAGACTTTTGCGTGCAGTTTGGTATTAGTAACATTGACGGCGCAAAAAAAGAACGTTTAATTACAAGCGAAGTCGAACAAGATGCAGACCTTACGTTAATTAACCGCCAGTCTTTTTTAGGTGTGCGAAAACGTGCTTGTGAACAGATTAACCGTTTGTTTGGACTTGAAGTTGATGTACGATACATTGGCAGCGGCTTAGGTGTAGAGCGAAAAGAAAACCTTGCAAATGGAGGTGGCGAAAATGGCGACATATACGACCAGACTTAGAGACTATATCGAAAGTTTTTCAGACTGGAAAGATTTAAACGCAACTACTTATGACAAGATCGAAAAAGGTATGCCGAAACTTTTTGACTTTACGTTTCCTTGGTACAATGATGACGAATCAAGCCGGACAGAATTTGAGCGTATGTTTATCATACATTTTTACATGTGCGAGATCGGTTTTGAAACGATTGGTCTTTTTAAGCTTAAACTTAATGATACATTACGGCGCAACATGACTAGATACAAGGCATTATATGACAGTAATTTGAGTGTAACGCAAATTTTAGAGAATACAAATATAACATTTGACGATACCGACACGAGTGACGTAAATAATACTTCACAAGCCGATAGAAGTATGAACGACACAAATAATAGCACATCTAATGACCAACGTATTAACAGTGATAACCCACAAGTCAATTTTTCCGGTACTGATTACGCAAGCGGTATGACTAGAGGACAAAGTGCAGGAGAGGACAGCCGCGCAGTTAGCGATCGAAACACGGGGAGTAGTAATACATCAATCGTAGACACTAGCCATCGTACAGAAAAAGGGTGGCAAGGAAGTAAAATGAACGAACTAATTATGTACCGCGAGCACATTGTAAACGTTAATAATGCGATTATTGCAGATTGCGAAGAATTGTTTATGTCAATTTTTGACGATTTTTCCGAACATGGAAACGATTTTAATATGGCGGCTTATGGAAACCGCGGAAACTTGGGCTTATCTATTGATTGGATGAGATAGAGAGGAGAATAAAATGGCGAACAAAATTAACCCATTTGACCCTAACGTAAATTCTGGACTGTATAACGTACATTTTCCAGACTTTGCATTTTGGTTGCAAAAAACTCAACCACTTGTTTATGATGATGCGCTGTCGTATTACGAAGTATTATGTCGCACAAGTGCTATTCTTAATCAGCTTATTAAACAAGTAAACGATCTTACTGACGCACAAAAAAAATTTATAGAAGATGCTACAAATCTTTTAAATCAAATTATTAACGAATGGAATAGTATTGTCGATCAGTGGAATAACATTGTGACAGAATGGAATAATATTGTCGATCAGTGGAATAACATTGTGACAGAATGGAATGTCATGAAAACCACGTGGTCGCAATGGTCGGCTACTTGGGCGCAATGGGTGTCTACTTTTGCACAGTGGACAGAAACTTTTAACAATATGGTTCAAAATAACAACCAATTTCAGACGGATATTACAAATCAGTTCAACTCATACAAAAACGAAATTAACAATATTATAACAAACTTTGAAAATGAAGTAAATGAAAAAATCAAAGATTTTGTAACGGTAGGAATTTTGGAACATGTTGTAACTTATGGCGGTATATGGGAGCGGGTTGTGACGTTAGAAGCGGGTGCAAGTACAAGAATCTTGCTACCAGAAAGTATGCAGAAAGGTGGATTATACTTTCTTGCTAATGCAAGTATTGACTGCGAAGGAATCATTGTTAATGTTGATAAATGGACAGTTGTGGCTTACAACGCAAGTGCGCAAAGGAGAACCCCAAACTTGCAAGTGTATGCGCTTGGAGAGTTTGGCGTATTAAGTAAACAGGGAGGAGTATAACATGTATAAAAAAGATTACCACCCAGATGAAAATTTAATTTATGAAACAGAACACTATAAGTTTCCGGTGTCCAAAAGCACTACAGAAGACCCCGACCTTAATCGAACTGTAAAAATCGACGAAGCGCTGTACAATGAAGCAAAAGTAAGGTTAAACGAAGACACAAAACTAAATAAAAGAGTTAACGATGAAACCAAAAACAGAGAAAACGCTGACGAGTCGTTGGAATCAGAAATCTATAAAATAACGCCAAGTATCAAATTTTTGCGTTTTGGTAAAGATGATTTTACCATGTTAAGCGGTTCTCCGGTAAATGTAGAAGTTTTTATAACAATGCTAAAGATAAATTATATTATTATTATGTTTCATAGAGTTGTATTTACCGGGAATGCCCAAAGTAATTTTATTTCTTACACTGCACAACTAGATCTGAAAAAAGTAATACAGAGCGACTACAAGGTAATCAATTTTAGTATATGGCAATCTTTAATACACAAAGACGATAACATTTTAGCTACTCGTAGCAATGATATACAAATTATAAACAATAATAAATATCTGTACTACCAAACGCAAGAACCTACTGGATGCGTTTTTTGCGGTACTACAATTTGCATGTTATCGAAATAAGTTATCCACATCGAACAAGTGTTCGTGCTAGACGGACTAATGGTGTCCGTCTACCGCGGACACTGTTTTTTCGTATTGTGCGAACAACTTTGAAAACTCGTTGAATTGTCTGAAAACTTAAAAATCAATATACATTATGCACAAAGATTTAATAGATCTTTGTGCATTTTTACTATTGACAAATTGAAATAGATCAACTTTTAGGTAGCGAATTTAATATCGGATTTATCGAACGTATGTTTGTTTTTTTGGGGAAAACAGTGTCCGCCCTACACGGATTATGTAACTTT